AGGTACCGATGTAATCCATACGCTCGGGCTTCATTGCGAAGTTGGTATGGCGCTTATAGTTTTGTCTAAAAAAGCTAACCTCGGGATCACCAGTGATGTAGACATCCTGGGCACCTACAGACACAAGCTCTATTAAAGCGGCTGACATTTATTAATAAACGATATTAAAATTTTGGCTCAAGATATACATAAGCGATGGTGATTTTTCAGGCCTTGACTTGGGAAGCCAGAGATGTCGATGATGAACATTTAGTGAGTATATTTGGGAAAACTCAGGAGGGTAAATCGGTATGCGTCACCACTACATTTACCCCGTACTTTTTCGTTAAGTTTCCGAAAGGTGCTACACAAAAGACGGCACAGGAAATATTCGACGTCCTAAATAGAAAATGTCCTGAATGTCTCGTATCATATTCAATCATGAAAGCTAAAGATGTTTGGGGGTTTCAGAATAGTGAAGAGTTTGCGTATATGAAAATCGATTTCGTAAATTTAGCTATGAGACGACGGGTCGATTACTTTCTAAAAAACACCTTGAGTATTTCATCTGGGATGGTAAAATTGAAAGTGTACGAATCAAACCTAGATCCCGTACTCCGCCTGATGCATAGAACTGGTATTCAATCGACTGGTTGGCTTGACACGGGTGATCAATGTATTCGTTCACATCTCGCGAATGTAGATATTGATTTATTTTGCAATAAATGGAATACACTCAAACCCGTAGATAGAGATGATATCGCCCCATTTGTGGTCGCATCATTTGATATTGAGTGTAACAGTTCCACTGGTAAATTTCCTGATCCAACCATCATGGGTGATGCGTGTTTTCAGATTGCGGTTTCACTTTGTAAATTTGGTGAAGATGAACCGTATGAGAAGGTTTGTCTATGCTACAAAAAAACCGAAGGTGACGATGTTGTGAGTTTTGATACAGAGAGGGAAATGCTTGAAGCTTTTCAAAGGTACATGCAAAAAAAGGACATTGATATCATCACGGGATGGAACGTCTTCGGTTTCGATTTCAACTATATTCACACACGCGCACACTTACTCGGATGTAACCCTGATTTTTTCAAGCTCGGAAAATTGAAGGATCAGATTTGTAATATTTCAATTAAAAAATTGAGTTCGAGTGCTTTGGGTGATAATACATTGAAACTCCTTCCAATGTCCGGTCGATTTGTTTTCGATTTATTCCATGAAGTGAAGAAGGGATATAAACTCGATTCGTATAGTCTAAATAATGTGTCTAAATTGTACCTCGGAGATCAAAAGATTGACATGCCACCAAAAGAAATGTTTGCTCGATTTATAGAAGAAGATCCAAAAAAGCTTGGTGAAGTCGCAGAGTATTGTATCAAGGATACTTTACTTCCGCATAAACTAATGAAAAAATTGTGTATTCTTTTGAACTTGTTAGAGATGGCTAAAGCGACATGGGTACCCCTATGTTTCCTCGTAGAGCGTGGGCAGCAGATTAAAGTTTTTAGTCAACTGACTAAAAAGGCTCGAGAACTAGGATTTATGGTACCGACGATTAGATGGGGTGCTATGCCCGAAGAACCCTACGAAGGTGCAACTGTACTTGACGCTCAAAAAGGAGCCTATTATACACCCATCACAGCCCTAGATTTTGAAGCACTGTATCCGAGTATCATGATGGCCCACAATCTATGTTACTCTTCATATGTCATGAATGAGAAAGACTATGGGAATATCCCCGGTGTCACATATGAAACGTTTAACATTGGTAACAGAACCTATAAATTCGCACAAGACGTCCCCAGTCTTTTACCAGCCATTCTATTGGAGCTTAAACAGTTTCGTAAAAAGGCAAAGAGAGATATGGCCGCCGCAACTGGTGCGATGAAGGAAGTCTATAACGGTAAGCAGTTGGCATACAAAATTAGTATGAACTCGGTGTATGGATTTACTGGTGCGGGTAAAGGTATTCTTCCGTGTGTCCCTATTGCGTCTACCACAACATGTAGGGGGCGTGAGATGATCGAAGAGACCAAGACATATGTTGAAAAGAACTTTCCGGGTGCGAAGGTAAGGTACGGTGACACGGATTCTGTGATGGTTGAGTTTGATGTGGGTGATCGGACGGGTGAAGACGCTGTAAAATACAGCTGGGAGATTGGTGAAAGGGCGGCGACAGAATGTAGCGCCCTCTTCAAAAAGCCCAATAACCTAGAACTTGAGAAGGTGTACTGGCCATATTTCTTGTACTCGAAGAAGAGGTACGCCGCGAAACTTTGGACACAGGGTAAAGATGGAAATATGCATATGGATTATATAGATATCAAGGGGCTTCAGGTTGTTCGCAGAGACAATACACCTCATGTTCGAGAGGTTTGTAAGGAGCTTTTAGATGTAGTTCTCACCTCGAGTGACCCTGGTCCACCACTCGAACTCGCGAGAGAACGCGCTATAGAACTATTGTCTGGTGACATACATAATGATAAACTGGTATTGAGTCAATCTCTTTCAGATTCGTATAAGGTGAAGGGGCAAAATGTCTCAATAACGAGCCCTGATAGTATATACATCAATCAAGCACATGTCCAGGTTGTCAATAAGATGCGCGATAGGAAACCTGGATCAGAACCACAATCGGGTGACCGGGTCCCATATCTACTCACAAAAACAGGTGATCCGAAAGCACGAGCCTTTGAAAAATCTGAAGATCCGAAATACGTCGAAGAACACAATGTACCGGTAGATTATCACTATTACTTTGTCAATAAATTCCTGAATCCTGTATGTGATTTACTCGATCCATTATTTACAAACACGAAGGAGGAAATATTCGGTGAAATTATTACTCAACATGCACCACCTAAAAAGAAAAAAGAACCAGGGTTTAGTGGTATGAAAAAGGAACAACTCGTGGAAGAGTGTAAAAAGAGAAACCTAGACACATCGGGTAAAATAACCGATTTGAAATCGAGGTTAAAAAACAACGCCGAAAAACAGAATTCTGTTGAAGATCTATTTAAAAAATACGAGCAAGATAGAAGTAAGCAATGAGTTCCTATGATAAACTTATCACGGTGTTTGATGAAGAATTGAAAACACGAGCCAATGAAATCATAAGTGATTATGCCGAAATCATTTCAAAGAAACATGGTATACCTCTCGATCTATTATTGAGAGACGTTCCCGAAAATTATACTGGATCCGTGTGTAAAGGAACAAAGTCAAATGGCCATCGTTGTACCCATAAGGGTCTTCACAATGGATATTGTGGCAAACATATATCACAGGGTACTAAAATTAAGCACAGGGATCTTACGAGTATAAATACACATACACATGGGAGTGACAAACTTTTCGTTCCCGATTGTCCAGCGTGTATTCGCCCAAATGTATTTAGAGATATAAATACAATGTTTAATAATGAGTAAAACCGATATTCTACTAACATCAATTAACAACTTTTATAACGAAGAGAAGAATAGAACTAAACTTTTAAACATTTTAGACAAAACATCCGGAATTTCATTGAGAAACTTGGAATGGTTCATCACGAATTATGCCAAGAAAAATAACACAACATACACAACAACTGATGGAAAGTTATTTACCGTTCATTGTGCATATAAGTCGAGTCTAGATGGGTACAGTAAGAAACTATTCGATCCATTTTGTAGGTCTACGAAGTTTCCTTATATTGTTCCGGGGACATGTCATGAAATTCAAACAACATTAGCGCAATTGAATTTCATCAAATGGTGTATCAAGAACAACATCATTGATTATATTAGCAGTCACAAGACTTCACTGTTTAATAAGAAATTGACATAGAGCCATTTTCAAATTTGAATGTTAGATAGCCCGTGTAATACATTTGAAGTGTATACGTATCCTTTGTAATATCTATTTTAGTTTTATCTAATTTAACCTCGAACACCGTTTTATCCGATTCGATAGCACTAAAATCCAAGTTTCCCGAAGGTTCCACGTTTATTGGATTCATCGCGAAACTGTATGAATATATATTCCTGATTGGTCGCGCCAATCTATTTCTGTGAGGTACCAAATATTTAAAGTAGTTGTGATTTGTATTTGAAATGTTGGGAAGTTTATTTCCGTATATGAAAAACTGTGCACTCTCTAATATGGGGTTGAAGAATGTTGTATTTTCGTCAAAGTTATTACTCGACGAAAAGTTAAATCGATTATGCATAAAGAACTTTTCTTCTTCACTTGTTTGAAGAGCGTACACATGTGCGTACCCTCTCGTATCACCTGTAGTTACATCTGGACCCACACCCACTCGTAAACCGTTTGTCGATAAAGACACTGAATGTCCAAACTTATCACCCGTGATAGTTCCCACAACCGTCTCACCAAGCTTTGTCCATACACTATTTTCATACACATACACCTTTACATCACCCTTTCCATTTCCGGGAGATCCCGTGGCTACACGAGATCCGTCACCCGAGAATGAAATTGAAGTACCAAATTTATCACCAACTGCGGCACCATTGATATCTGAACCCATCTGACTCCAGTCACCAGAACTATAATTATAGATTCTAATGTATCCGGTACCACTACTATTCTCTGGTCCTCCCGCGACTACTCTGGAAGCGTCATCTGGTATAGATACAGATGTCCCGAATGCATCACCCGTCGTTTTACCACTTATTTCTGAACCATCGAGAGCCCAAGCTGTCCCACTGTCGTATTCATATATTCGCACCTTTCCCTGATCATCCCCGGGAATACCTATGGCCACTATGGGTCCAGATGCCACTGTATTCTTCATAGAAACGGCTGTGCCCAACTTATACGAAGCTCCTCCACCAACGATATCAGCTCCAACCTTTGCCCACCCGGAATCATATTTATACACATTAACGAGACCAGAATCTGATGCGGTAGTATCATCAAATGGTGCACCCACGGCTACATAGATACCATCATTGGAAAGAGAAACTGAGTATCCGTACCGCATACCAGCTGTCGCTCCTACAATATTTGTACCCACCTTTGACCACCCAGAACCTACACTATAATCGTATATTTCAACATGACCCTTATCAGACGCACTGTGTGGGCAACCGATAGCTACACGAGATCCATCATTGGAAAGAGATACAGAGAATCCAAGTTGATCCAAATTTATCGTACCCACTATATCCGACCCCAATTGTACCCAAGCTTTTGTGGTTGCGTTATACTCATAAATCTTTACATGACCCCTGTTAGCTGCCGTATCACCCGTAGCCGCGTCATTAAGAGAGCCACCTATAGCCACGCGAGTTCCATTCCCAGAAATGGATATCGCTCTACCAAATTTATCTTCACCCGCGGTACCATCTATGATACTACCCAAAATAAGGGGTTCGTCACCCACACTTCTCACAGCATTTTCAAACTTCGTATTCCTCAAGAACCAATGTAAACATTTTACCGGGATGTTTGGTACGAGGTTATTTTTGATAATGTCTTTATTGAGTTCACTCACGATGGTTGGGTGTTTCTTCACGACATCATTGATCATGGTTAATGGACGAGAAGCAAAATACTGTCGTTCTTGACCACTTAATGTAATTTCTTCCGTCACTAAATTAAATGATTGGAGTTCAAGTGTATCAGATGTATTTGTGTAGAATTCTTGGTTATGAAACTCGAGTTCAAAGGTAATCTTCTGTTTATGAATAGCGCAAATTGGGAAGTATGGTCTATTTGGTTTATTTGTAGAGTGTTCATCACTCGAATATTTTCGAGAGAAGAAGAAATGTAGAGGTACGACTAGATCTGCACTTTGACGAGCGAAAATACTATTACCGACCGATTTATCAAAACCGAGGTTTCTATTAACAAGTGCTCTATTTGCTACCTTTTCAGACATTTCTAAATAAAGATCATCGTAAATGATACCCCAATCATCATGTAATTTTTCAACTTCTATTTCATCTACAAACATAGTGACACTCTTGAGAATATGTCTTCCTAATTGATCGGCATAGTTACCATCTGTGATACCGGGCATAGTGATACTCAACCACATATTACTTAAAAGATCTCCCATGTTTGTCGGGTTGAATTCGACCTTTAGTGTTTGACCGAAAGGCCATTTAGGTACCTGCCCGGGATTGACCACGTTCCGACTTCTGTGATACTTTCTAAACTCTGAATGTCTCAAGAGTTCTTTATAATTAAAGAACGAATCATCTGGGTCTTTGGAAAGAAGATATGTATCCTGCTTTCCAATAGCCTTGAGAGAAATCTTTGCAGCTTCACCCATACTTACCTATTGTCTATATATTTTTAATATCATTCTTCCACATAGTCGATGGGGCTGTCGAGGTTAATACCTTGAGTTCCATTTTCGCCTGTTCGGATTCTTTGAGAAGTTCACAAACACTCTCATCTGTGTATTGAACAGTCCTAATGTTCAGTAGATAATCATAACTTCCACTAATGAGTGGGAATGTCTGTGAAAGTTGTTCTTCGAGTTCCTTCTTTTTACGCCGGAACACTACAATTTCACCGTTTATGACCATAGACACAAAGCGAGACTTGTAATCACACATCTTAGATTTAGCCTCAAGAACCTTGATCAGATACTCTTTCCTCTTATCATAATAGTCGCGACGAAGGGTGATAAAGTCCATAAGGATCTCTTCAGCTGTCTCATATTTGTGGATACCGTGTGTGGGGTGGAACAGGTGCATGTTTGATGTTCGGAAAGTCTTTTGAAGTTTGAGATCCTTAACGGCATCTTTACCATTGTAATCTTGGATGAGGAAATCCACATTCTCAGTTGTACTGTTATTTGTGAAACCACTGATGATTTTCTTTT